CAACAGCAACTAATAAATCAATTTTAAATCTTGGGATAGGCAGCGCGAGCTTTGATACTTGTGTTAGAATACTCGATCATTATATCGATAAATTAAATATTTTGGGTGTTTTTTTGTTGCAACCTCATCACGGTCGACTTGAATTATTTAATAAATTTGATTTTCCTGAAAATTTTCTACCAAACCAATCTCACTCAGATAAATCCCACGTCTATACAGAATGGATATCGAGTGATAAAAACATAGAATATAATGTTAAAAAGAATACATATAGTATTCAGTACTTGTGTAATACTAAAAATATACCTTATTTGGTATTAGATATAGATGCCGAAGAACAATTAGGCAATCTGATAATTACAGGTGAAGATCATGCTAGAGATTTGTGGCATAGTGGAATTTCCACACAACGAAGAATTAGCAATTTATTTTGCAATTTAATTGAAACTAACCTACACTAACATACTAGTATAAGTAATAGTATGGCAACAGCAAAAGGTACAGACAACGTTCTAGTTAAAAAGCCGCACCAACAAACGTCTTTTACACATGAACAACTACAAGAATTCGTAAAATGTTCGGATCCGATAGACGGGCCCGAATACTTTATGAGTAACTACTTCTATATACAACATCCTACCCAAGGACGTATGCTATATGCCCCGTTTGACTATCAAAAACGCTTAATCCATACATATCATAACTATCGCTTTAGCATATCGCTAATGCCCCGACAAACAGGTAAGTCAACAAGTGCCGCAGGGTACTTGTTATGGTACGCAATGTTTGTACCAGATAGTACTATCCTAATTGCCGCACACAAATACACAGGCTCACAAGAAATCATGCAACGTATACGTTACGCTTACGAAAGTGTACCGGACTTTATACGTGCAGGTGCTGTGAGTTACAACAAAGGTAGTATTGATTTTGATAATGGTAGTCGAATAGTTTCAGCTACAACAACTGAAAACACAGGTCGTGGTATGTCTATATCATTACTATACGCTGATGAGTTTGCATTCGTTCGCCCTACCATAGGACGAGAATTTTGGACTGCTATAAGTCCCACACTAGCAACTGGTGGTAAATGTATTATTACCTCAACGCCTAACAGCGATGAAGACCAGTTTGCTACCCTATGGAAAGGTGCTAACAAGTGCTTTGATGAGTTCGGTAATCCTACAGAAGTTGGAGTTAACGGGTTTAAATCGTTCCGTAGCTATTGGAATGAACACCCAGATCGTGACGAAAAGTGGGCTGCACAGCAAAGAGCACAGCTAGGTGATGAGCGTTTCCGACGTGAAATGGATTGTGAATTCATTATCTGGGACGAAACATTAATTAATCCAGGCCATTTAGTTGAGATGTCCGGCATAGATCCTATAGAACGCCAAGGGCAAGTACGCTGGTATAAAAAACCAGAACCGCAGTATACCTATGTAGTCAGTTTAGACCCAAGCCTGGGCACCGGTGGTGACCCTGCCGGTATACAGATCTTTGAGTTGCCTACGTTTAAACAAGTTGGTGAATGGCAACATAATCGCACACCTGTACAGCAACAAGTGGGTATCCTGGCTGAAATTCTACGCTATCTAAACGAAACAGTCAACCAAAACAACATCTACTACAGTGTTGAAAACAACACCCTAGGCGAAGCTGCACTGATATCTATTAGTGAAATTGGTGAAGAAAATCTCAAAGGTATATTCCTTAGCGAGCCTAAACGTCCGGGTAGTGGTCGTAGATATCGCAAGGGCTTTAACACAACTAACAGCACTAAAATCTCCGCATGCGCTAAATTAAAAAACTTAATTGAAAGTAAGCGTATGACCATTGTAAGTAAACCACTTATATCAGAACTTAAAACGTTTGTGGCCAATGGCCCTAGCTATGCAGCTAAACCAGGTGAAACAGACGATCTGGTTATGGCACTTATCTTAGTAGTGCGCATGGCTATGTTACTACAGAGTTTTGACAGTCAAATTGATTATAACATGAAAGATAGTCTGGAAGACATAGTCGAGCCCATGCCATTCTTTATATTCTAGATAAATATTGTTATGAGAGAAATTAACAAAATTGCAGAAGGTCTATTTGAAAAAATTCGTGATCGTTACGAAGATGTTAGCTTGGGCGATGCTAAAGCCAACGCTACACAGAATCCAGAAGATGCACGTTTTTTCAACTTTGACTATGTTGTTGACGGTAAAAATTACGGCAATATTACACTTAGCATCATTGACGAAACTAGCCTAAAGGTATACTTTAGTAAGAACATCAGTCATGATCTAGATGATGAGCAACGCAAAGAATGGTATGCATTCTTAAAAGAACTACGTGAGTTTGCTAAACGCAACTTACTAAGTTTTGAGCCACGTGATATTACACGTAGCACACTAAAACATCGTGATATTAAACAAGTAAGCAAGTCAGATGATACTTACGACAAAGATGAAGTAGTATCAGAAAGTCGCTTATACGGCACTAGTCGTAGCAGTTACGAAAATGATGGTCCGGTAAAGATCATCATACGCCACAGTGATCACATAGATCCTGAACAGCGTGGTAGTCGTAGCCGTAAAATCCGTGCTATGTATCTTGAAACAGCAGATGGTGAACGTTTCAAACTGTCAGAAAACAATCTACGCTATGCACGTGCTATGGCACGTCATGTCAGCGAAGGTGGTCAAATCAATGATGAGTTTGGACAACATATTACCGAAGTTGCGCAAGAGTGTGGCAAATTACGCCCATTTAAAGCCGCAATGGTACGCCGTGTTTTTGAAGATGAAGAAACAAAAAGCATGGTTGAAGCTGCATTTGAATATCACAGCTTGCTAAAAAATACCCTAGGTAAAATGAGTGGCCGCAAAGGTTACCAACAGTGCAAGGAACAATTTGTTGCTACTAGTACTAGTTATATTCCAGAAGAAGATTTTGACGTTAACGCTCTCAAAGAAAGATTTGTTAAACGTACATTTAATGAACGCATGAGCGATGCGTTACCAATAGTTTATAAGGCCTATAATATGAAGAAAACTAATAAATTTGCCGAGAGCTTTGAAAGCTGGGCTAACACTGTAGCAGAAAGCTGGAACGAAGAAGATGATGCGCAACAATGGGACAACGAGCCTATTAATGTTGATGATTTAGCGGATGTGTTTGCTGAAGAATTACCGTTGGGAGTTGATGCAGTTAATGCTGTTAATGCAATTAGCGGTATTATTAACAGTAATGAATTAGAAGAACTATTATTACATTCATCACGAGAAAATCCAGAAGCAGATGCACGTGAAATTATTATGAATTGGGTATACAACAATGCCCCAGCAGCATATCAAGAGTTACGTGACTTTAGCGAAGTAGAATCCTCTGATCAAAGATTGGGCGAGTCGGATACTGGTGATACACCGTATACTAAAATGTCTAGAAGTGAATTATTAGACTATCTACAGTTAGACCCATTAATAGCACAACATATTCCAAACGAAAAACTACGTGCTAAAGCTGAAGAAAAATCACAGGACATGACCGAAGGCAACACATACGGTTCGAGCGATGGTGGTATGGACGGTACAGTATACGAAGAAGATCATGAAGACGATAGCGACGAGTCCGATCAAGACATTGATAACCCGGATCAGTTTAATCGTGAAATGAGTGAAGGCGAATATGATGAAGATCAAGTTGAATCAATACAAACAGCAATTATTCGTAGAATTACAAACAACATTGGGCAACACCAAGAACTATTAATGAAAGCAGGACCAGATGGTGTTATGAATGCTGCTCGTGATGTAGCATCATTCCATGCACCAATGGAAGAATTAGGCTCAAGTGATGTTAGTGCTATGGTCCGTCAAGTATATAACGAAGTAGGCGTAGAATATCCAGAAATGAACGAAGCAGATGCAAACACAGTTGAGAAACCATTAACACGTCATGTTAGAAGTCCAAGTAAAAAAGCAAAAGACGCAAAATACTACGACTACCTAGCAAGAACATTAGGCGAATCATTGGAAGCAATGGCACCAGCAGATAGTTCTAGTCCATTATCACACGCTCAAGAAGAGTATTGTGATAAATGCGATAGTGCAAAATGCTGCTGTGATGATCTAAATGAAGGCAAAATAAAAGAAGTCGATATGGATCTTAAAGATCTTACAGATGAAGAATTTCGGGCAAAGTATAGCAAATCTAAAGAAGAAATGAAAGCGGCATTAGCAGAAGGATATGATGATGTCGTTGACAAAGATGAAAAAATGAAACGTATGGGCGCAAAAGAATTAAGCACATTAGATAAACTTAAGATAATGCCTAGTCAAATGAAAGCCTTTGCTAAAGGTGATAGTGAAGACGATTTACTACATTACAACAAAATGAAATCAACAAACGAAGATGCACAGTTTAACGAAGACATGATACAAATGCGTAGAATTGCAGGCTTAATAAAGTAAAACAACAATTATAAATCAATAAAAAAGGCACTCGAGGGTGCCTTTTGTTTTGGTTAAAATATTTAAATATTTCTCTTGCGAGATAAATAATTATAACGTATAGTATATATATGCTTACGTTATTAGGCATTTAAAAGACCAACTTAAAACACAAGGAGTTACACCATGGCAACATCATTAGCAGAAATTCGTGCAAAATTACAAGCACAAGAAAACCGCAGTTCAGGCGGCAGTCAACAACAAGGCGATAACGCTATCTACGCTCACTGGAACATTCCAGAAGGCACAAACGCAAGAATCCGTTTTTTACCAGACGCAAATCCAAAGAATGACTTCTTCTGGGCAGAGCGTTTAATGATCAACTTAACATTTGCTGGCGTAAAAGGCCAAGCAGATAGTAAACCCGTTACAGTTCAAGTACCATGCGTTGAAATGTATGGCGAAGCTTGTCCAGTACTTGCAGAAGTACGTACATGGTTTAAAGACGCATCATTAGAAGAGATGGGTCGTAAATATTGGAAAAAGAAATCATACTTGTTCCAAGGCTTTGTACATGAAAACCCAATTGCAGATGATACAACACCAGCGAATCCAATTCGTCGTTTCATCATCAGCCCACAAATTTTTAACTTAATTAAAGCAGCCTTGCTTGATCCTGAGTTAGAAAACTTACCAACAGACTATCAAGGTGGTTTGGACTTTACAGTTAGCAAAACATCAAAAGGTGGGTATGCTGACTACTCGACTAGTAAATGGTCACGCAAAGAATCTGCAATAACAGCAGACGAAGCAGAAGCTATTGAAAAACATGGCTTGTACAATCTTAGCGAATTCCTTCCTAAGAAACCAAGTGATGTTGAACTTAAAGTTATCAAAGAGATGTTTGAAGCATCAGTTGACGGTCAGGCGTATGACACAGAACGTTGGGGTAGCTACTACCGCCCACGTGGTGTTAGTGCACCAGCAGGCGGCGCAACAGCGGCTCCTGCGACACAAGCTGTAGCACAATCAGCACCTGCGGCATTGACCCCAGCGGCTAGTGCACCAGTTAGCGAGCATGTTGAATCAGTAGATGTACCGTTTGAAACAGATGACGTTGCACCTACAGCACCAGTAGCGGCACCAACAGGTGGCGGCCAACGTGCTGAAGACATCCTTGCAATGATTCGCAATCGTCAAAAAACTAACTAAGTAGTAAACTAGATGTTATCTAGGTTGGATGAAATAATCTATCCTAACCGTTGTGAGGTATTAGAAATAGTACCCTCACAACGGTACATCTACCCCATCTATAAAAACGGCAGTTCAAGTATAACTGAATATGCGCAACAACAAGGTTATAAAACCTTACTAAATCAACAAATAAGTAAACTAACTACAATTGATGTAGTATTACGTAATCCGTTTGATCGTTATATATCAGGTATTAAAACTTTTGTTTATACAACCAAAGCAAATAATACAGAATTAGACGCACCTACTATACTTTGGTTTGCTGAGAATTATCTGTTTCTTAACAGACACTATGCACCACAATTAAGTTGGTTAATTAATCTAAATAGATTTACAAAAGCCAAGTTAAAATTTTATGGAATGGGCCAATTATCGCAGTTCACTCCGCTAAACGTAAAACCGTTTGAAGATGTACCTCTGGTAGACGACATTGTCATTGAACGATTACGTGGCAACATTCACAATGAAATGTATCAACGATTAGATACCCTATTATTAGAACTTATAGGGCAAGAAGTAACATTTCAAGAAGTATTAGAATACTTAGAATCAAAAGATAAAATAGCTTTTCAAAAACTAAAATGCATTGCCCTAGACTAGATCATTTTGTACGTTTTAATCCAGACGGTAGTGTTAGCCGTTGTGGCCATATGACTAGACACT